TAGAACAACTAAACTCAAAACAATACAAGGCTGTTGAAACATTTTTTGAGACAATACCTAAATTATCTCATACGATTGATGTCGTAAATCCAAAAACAAAAGAAAAAGGTAGTGTCGTTTTGGAGGGCTTATCCGATTTTTTCGTATAAGTATTGCAAGAGAGGATCTTGAATCCTATTATCGTATTAACTTTGCTCTCATGCAATACCATAAATATAGCTTGACGGAACTCGAAAATATGATGCCTTGGGAGAGAGACATTTACTTAACTCTTCTGAAGCAATATATTGAAGAACAAAATCTCAAGAATCAACAAAGACAAGGTGTTATGAAGTATGGATGAAGAAGAACAAAAATCTGATTCAAAAATAAGCGTAAGTAGTTTCTTTGAACGTGTCGATTCAATTGACAAGGTGGCGAATAGTGCCTTATCGAAAACAAGATCGAATTTTAGTATTATTGATAAACAAGGAACACTTATCAATAGTATTAATGTTTCAATCGAAGCATTGGAAACAAAGGTTAGGGATATTGCAAGTTATATACTCGCTGAGAAAAAACTTGAGAAAGACGCTGAGGAAGATAGACTCTTTGAACAACAGGATGAGGCTCAGAAAGGTTCGATGTTAGAAAGACTTGCTGGTCTTAAATCGAATAATGAGAGTGAACAAACTCAAGCAGCAGGCGAGGAGCCGAAGAAAGGTGGTGGTGGTATTTTAGGAACTCTTTTGTCATTGGGAATCGGTGCTTTTGCACTTAAATTTCTTTGGCCTGCCATTTTGCCCTTGGCTGGAGGTTTGATCAAAGGTTCTCTGGCAAAATTTGCAATGTTCAGTATTGGTGGACTTGGAACTCTTCTTAAGGGAGTATTAGTAGGCACTCTTGGAGGATTAGGTATTTTTGGTCTTGGTAAAATGTTCACAGACTTAGGAAATTCTGTTAAAGATAGATTTGATAAAGTTGCAGAGAGTTCTAAGAAAGCTATTAATAATTTTAAATTTGGTAAAGAAGGTAAAGTTGATGGGCCTGATTCACTTAATGTAGAGGGTGGTGCAGAAGGTGGTACAGATGGTGGTACAGAAGGTGGTGAAGAAAAAGAAATGAGTAATTTGGGGCCAGATTATAAGAAACAAGAAGAGGATGCTTTTAAAGCAGCTGAAGATTTTAAAGTAGAAAAATCTAATCTTAATCTTGAAGAAAATTCTGCGGTTAATGATATGGATGATACTCTTAAAAATAAAGATTTGGTTAAGAATGGTGAAAACGTTGAGGATAAGAAAAAGGGAAAAACGATGGTCAGATATAAGTATGGAGGTTCCACTGCACTAATTGAAAAAGACGGCGAACTTGATTCATTATCAAAGGATGAATTAGCTGACAAATATGCAGACTTGCATAAACGATATCTAAAAAATCCCGATTCTTTTTCAAATAGAGAACTTACTAACTATAAGATCAAATTGCCTGGATTAATGATGGCTAAATATAAACTCTTTGATGGTAACATTCAATCTGTTTTGCAAGGTGGTGACTCTTTTGATCCATATGTAACCAACCGTTTTAAAGAAGAAAAACTAGAACCAGAGTTAGAATCAGTTAAGGAAAACAAAGATCTTGACTTAAGTTTATCTGAATCATTTTCAGACAAACTTCAACCGCTTAATGAACAAATAGATACTCTTAGTGAAGATCTTACAGGATCAATTAATACAGAGAGTGGACAAATGTTTTCTAGACCAGCAAATAGTCCAAATACCACAGTGACTGTATTTAAAAATACTTCATCGAACTCTCCTTTCACAAGTCTTATGTCAAATAAGTATCTTTCATTAAATAAAACACTACCACCAGAAATGTATAGGGCATACAAATAATGGCTGAATCTAAACTTTTTGTTAAAAAATGTATGTTAGTTCCTGATGAGGGTGGTAAATCATCTTTAAAGGAACCACAAAATATCACTGCTGGTATAGCCAATATTGATTATTATGAGAGTCTTTTGAGTCCAACCATAGAATTAAAAGTTACTTTTGTTGACGTTGACCAATTATTAGGAAGATTAGGAGTTACTGGAGGAGAATACATCGATCTTACAATATTGTATGGTGATGGAGATCAAACTAAATTTGAAATTAGAGCAGAGGATCATAAATTAATACTAAATTCTGTAAGAGATATGGTAACTGATTTCAATAAACAAGTTGCTACTTTAGAGTTTGTGTCTGTTGAACAATTTGTCAATCAAACTGCAAGAGTCAACCAAAAATATACTGGAAACATTACAGAGACTGTTAAAAAATTACTTAAAGATCCAACTGCAATTGGAACGAGTAAAAACTTAGAAACTGATGAATCAGCTAACTCTTACTCATTTGTCGGCAACTTAAATCATCCATTTGAAACAGTGCAATGGTTATGCCCGAAAACACAGTCTTCTAAGGATAGTTTTGGATTTTTATTTTATGAAACTTTTGATGGTTACAATTTTAAATCAATTAAAAGTTTGTTAGAACAAGATCCGATAGAATATAAACAAAGTAATAAGGCACTCGATACTCAAGCTATGATATTGGATAGTAATTTAGATGAAACAAATGATATTGGTATGAATTTAAAGTCGGGAATGTATGCAAACAGAACCATTTATGTTGACATCGAAAATCAAACACTAAAAGAAGTTGATTTTAAAATAGATGATTTAAATATTGAAAATAGACCTAAACTAGGAAATAAATTAGATGAGACTCCAACTCGACTTATGCTCAAAATTAGTGATGTAGGAGTTTCACAAAAAGGATCAGAGAGAAAAAATAAACAACCAATGAGTGAGCTTGACGAATATAAGAATAAATCTTATATTAGAAATAATCTATTATTTTCACAGTCATTATCAATATCAATTCCATTAAACACTAATTTAAGAGCTGGTTTAGTTATTGATGTTAAACTACCTCTCAAACAAGGCACAGATGGAGATGAAAAAGTAGATAGTTATGGAAGTGATAGAACTAACGATTCGAGTGGGAAATATCTCATTTCTGAATTGAGACATATTATGGCTGGTGGTAAAAGTGAAACACAATTAAAATTAATTCGTGACGTAACCACAGTCTAATAAAACGCTTAAATAAAAGAAACAGGAGTAATCTAATGAAATCAATCGAAGATCACATTGAATACGACAAGAAAATTGCTGATGATCCACAGGCGAATCCAGCAGCGAGAAGACATGCAAAAGAAGAGTTGCATGAACTTGAGGAATATGTAGAACATCATAAAGCAGAGATTGAAGCAGGCGATCACCATGATCCTAATGCCTTAGAACTATTTTGTGACATGCATCCAGATGAGCCTGAGTGCCTAATCTATGACGATTAACTAGATGTATCAAGAACCGACTAATTTTGCTGGAAGAGATGGATTCCATTGGTGGATTGGACAAGTTACCGATCCAAAAAAAGGAGAGTGGGATAAATCTTTAGAAAAACAACAAGCGGATGATGAAGAATCTGTTTATTCACATCGTTGTCGTGTTCGTATCGTTGGATATCATGGTTGTGGAGATGAATTACCAGATAATAAACTACCAATGGCACATATTCTTTTGCCATCTAATGTGTCAACCACTGGTGGTCGTGGTGAATCAACTCAATATCAAGGTGGCGAAGTTGTTGTTGGATTCTTCTTGGATGGTGAAGATGCTCAACAACCAGTTATCTTTGGAACTTTATTTAAACAAAGTTATGTCAAAGATCAAATAAAAAGTTCAGAATTTAACGCAAAGAAACAAACTTGTTTTAAACCTTATACACCACCAGATGTAAGGTCAACTGCTGGTGATCATGAAATATCTGACAATAATAAAAATGGAAATGGTGAGAAAGAAAAGAAAAGTTGGAATGGTCAGATGAGAACGGATGATCTAAACACCGTATCAGGAGAGAATGCTAACTTCAACACAGAGTTTAAGATGGATAATTCTACTGCGTGTGAGGATAATGAAATTTCAAAAATAAGTAATGAACTAAACGAGTTTAGTAAGAAGATGAAAGCTTTTCAAAAGTTAAAATCATCTGATGTGTTTGTTAATCCTCTCTACGGCGGTGTTGTTGATATGCAATCAGAATTAAAGTTGACATCAAACAGAATTCAAAACTCAATGACGAAGTTAGTGCGTCGTGGTCGTTCATATGTAATAGGAGAAACTTTAGACAAACTATCCACAACTTTCAAAGATAAAGTTCCAAAACCGTTACAAGGAGTTTCGGGAGAAGCTGCTAACGCTCTATCAAATACAATATACTGTAATTTTGAAAAGATACAGGATCAACTTGGTGACTATTTGATGAAGAGTTTAGAAAATATGTTAGGTCAACTTTTGGATGTGCCTATTTGTGGTGTCGAAAATTTTCTGGGTGATATGTTTGGTCAAATCAATAATATTTTAGATACAAGTCTTGGTGGTATATTTAATCAACTAAATTCAATTCAAGGCGGCGGTATTCCATCACCTAGTAAAACATTTTCAAAGTCGATTCAATTTGCTGATATTATTACAGGTATTTTGGAGTGTGATCAAACAAACTGTCCAGAAAATACATCTTACTCTTCAAAGAATGGAATTAGTAAAGCGATACCTGATGATTTTAGTAATTTAATTCCTAAGATAGGTGTAAGTTCTTTAGTTAATCCTCTTTTAGATGCACTCGATGGAGCAATCCCACAGTTGCCAGGATTACCGTCTTTAGATGGAGCAGTTCCAGCAATACCATCTGCACCAAATTGTTCAACAAATGTTCTTAAATGTGGCCCACCAAGAGTTGATTTTCTTGGAGGTGGTGGTCAAGGTGCATCTGGAAATGCAATTATTAATGCTCTTGGACAGGTGATTGGTGTTGCAATTACTGGTGAAGGATCTGGATTCATAGAACCACCTTTATTATCATTCTTTGATAGTTGCGAAAACGGTTATGGTGCTGGAGGTTTTGTTAGAATTAAAGATGGATCAGTGACTGAAGTTGTAATTACAGATGGTGGTCAGAATTACCTACCAAACACAACAGAAACAACTCTGAACGAGGATGGAACTTTAACTGAGAAGGAAGTAATTCCAGATCCAAATGCCAATTATGATGGTGAAGTATCTTATGTTACTTCATTGTCTGATGTTGTTCTTGAAAATACAGGATTTGGATATGAAGATGGAGATACAGTTACAGTTGAGGGCGGAGCTGAAGTTGAGTTAATTATTGAAGATGGATTGGTGGCAGGAGCAAATGTCATTAACGGTGGATTTGGATTCACCAGTCTTCCAGATTTGATCATAAATAGCGACACTGGTGCTGGTGCTAGATTGAAACCAGTTCTTAAGTTCACTAGGGTCGAAGACGCAGCTGAACTTGCTCAAATATCTCAGGATGCTGTCGTAACTGTAATCAGTTGTATTGAGAAGTAACATGGGAAGATACAAACCTAAAGACAGAAAAAACACAGAGAATAGAGTTTTTACAAGATACGCTTTTAGAAGTGGTCAAATGCATTCCATACATGGAATGGCTAACTTTCAAGTTGACACACAGGAGTCACAATTCTTTGGACTCTACTCTAACACAGGTCAAGGTGCAACCGAGGGTGGGCCTGGAACTGGTAAAGCAGTTCTATATACGCCAGGTCAATCTTTGGAAGTTCTTGGTACTGGATTAAAGACTCGAAGTGCTGGTGATAATAGTGAACTTCCAGCAAAAATTATAAGATGTAAAAATGGTGATGTAATTGTTGATTGTTATAATGGTAACATCACACTTCGAGGAAGAAACATCACTCTCGATGCCAACGGTGGTGGTCAAGATGGACAGATTATTTTGAGTGCAAATCGAATTATCAATGCAAAAGCACCAGATGTTAGACTTCAAGGTGAAAAAATATTAGTTGACGCTACAAATAGAGTTGATATAATAAGTAAGGGTTTCTTTCAACTAAAATATGGATTCTCATTAGCTGCTGCTCATGGTGACATGGACTTTGGCGTATTAGCACAGACTCTTAAAAAGGATGTTTCCTTTACACCACGAACTCTTGAGGAGGGTTAAATGCAAATAATTAAAACACAAACAGATAAATTAGTTGTTGGGTCAAATGATGTAGCTTATACTGCACCTGATAAATCACCAACTGGAACTGCGGTGTTAAATGGCCCTGTTTATGTTGGAAAAACTGGTGCATCACCAAATTATGAGGCGGTTTTAAATATAACGTCAAACTCTGCACAACAGTTGCCTGGTGATCAACAACCAGCTTGTAGTGCAAGTTTAGCGATGAAGTCTGACGGTAATCTAACTGTCGCTGGTGATGGTAAAACTGCAAATGCTTTACGCATTTCTGGTGGTTCATCTGTTGATACAATTCATGTCACAGGTGACATGTTCGTTACTGGTGCGGTTGATTGTGGAAACAAAGGAAAACTTGCATCTAGATTTGCTGCTGCAGATGCATCTCCAAAACCATTTGATCTGGTTCATCCAACAAAAGGTGAAGGACATCGACTTCGTTATGCTTGCATTGAAGGCCCAGAGGTTGCAGTTTATTGTCGTGGCAGATTAAAAGAGTCTAATGTAATCAATTTACCTGATTACTGGAGAGATTTAGTTCATGAAGATAGTATCACTGTTCAGTTGCAACCAATTGGACAAACACAAAATCTTGTAATTCAAGAGTTTAACAATGAATTTATTGTCATCGCAGAGGATTCAACTAATACTGATTTGATTACTGATTTATCAACTATTGATTGTTTTTACCATGTGTATGGTGAAAGAAAAGATATCAATCCTTTGATAGTTGAGTATGAGGGCAACAGTTGGGAGGATTATCCAGATCCAAACTATAATCCAAATAAGGTTGATTCTGATAAGAAGAATACAAAAGACCCTCGATTTGATGGCCCACCAAACACATTCACAAAATGAGTTTTCCTTACATAGAAGAAAATTTTATTTCTTTGAGTGAGTGTCAAAGAATT